TTGGGTTGATAGGATAGTTTTGCGGATTAAGTATACCTTCAATAACAATACCACCCGTAATTGGAGCATTGGAATTGTTTGGATCAACACCATCTGATGTAATCTCTAAACCTTGCATAAGCAACTGAGCTCTGTTCAAAAGTTCTCTATCTCCCAAATCACCAACAATAGCATTAGATACTGAAGGTGCTAGTCTTAATAAGAAAGCAGTTTGTCTAGTGGTACTAACTTGGATGCCTGATTCTGAATATGAGAAGATATAACCTCTATCTTCATCAAACATACCATCTGTAATAAACGCTGAACCCCAGTGACTAATAAGCGGAGTAATTGTATTACTAATAAGAACAACACCAGTCCTTGCTTCATGTGCCGAAGCCGGTCCTGCATTGTATTGTCTAGTAGCGCCAGCTTGGAAGTTTGTAAGTGACGTGCCTCTTGTACAGTTTGTAAGTTCTTTTGTAGTATGATTAATTGTTGTATATGTAACAAGTTCATTATCAATGTATACTGTGCCTGAATCTGGAAAGAACTTGGACTCTACCAACGGTATAGTTGTTTGTGTATCAGTTATATCTGTTCTCAATCTTTCGAATGCACCTTCATTTGTTACTTCATAACGCACAGGCAGGTTACCTGATCTCATAAACGCTTCAGTATTAACGTTTGAATTACGCATTCTATGACAGAACACAAAGTTACCATCTGCACCTCTCACCATCCAATCAATGAAACCAGCACCGTACCAACTGTATTGGATACCAATCATCTGCATGTATCTTACATCCATGTTGTATCCACTGCCACCTGTACCATCTAATTTGTCTAAGTTCCATTCTTCTTGTAGAACTTTTTTATCGGTAATTAGATTTACCTTGGCCGCATAAGCAATATTTACACCTCTATAATCTGGTGTCATGGTCAGCTGTGTTTGTGAATCAACACTAGCTACAACATGTGTCATGCCCTTGATAACAATCCTGTCTCCTGCTTTTAATTGATCTCTAAATCTTGTGTTGTTACCTACAACATAGTTAGAATCTGGATTAACTTCTACAGTTCCTGCAATTTGTTTAGTACTTGTACGCTGGGCAACTGTAACATTGGACCCATCGTATTCCCAATAGATACCGTTTTGATCATCAAATATTCCTGATCTAACTGTTGCACCATGCCAGCCAACAACTGTCATTTGGGCCGCAAATCCTAATATAGCATTAGTTGAACCTAGTCTTCTAGTAGACAAGCAACGTAGTGTTCTTTCATCTACAATCTGTGTAACTGTGTACTCGCCGTTGAATCCTGCTGTTTCAACTCCGATCAATCTAATCTTACCACCGACCTGGGCACCATGGTCATTGTCATCGGTGACAATGGTTAATGTGGCACCTATTTCTGTGCCATTTGAAGTAACTGATCTAACATCATAGGATGGGGCAAAAAGTGCACCTGTGGTGTACATAATACCTTTACCTGACTGATATCTGATATACTTTTTGGATTGTCTAATTGCTTGGGCACCGTGCTGTGGTCCACCTGTTCCAAGTTGTACACCACCATCATATGGTCTATGTATAAAGAATGAGTCTGGTCTGAGATAAACGGTAGCTTGTATCTTATCTTCCGTTGAAGTACCATCAAATTCTGCTATTGATCCCGGAGCTCTGGTGTTGTATCTAATTTTTCTATTTGAAGGAACATTGATAGCAATAAAAGAACCAGCCGCTAATGCATGATTGTTAGTTCCACCATCATCTGAATTAACGTCAACAATAAATGTGTCGCCTGGAACAATACCATGTCCGTATGGCCAAGTAATTTCTATTGTAGCAAGTGCTTCAAAATTAATATTTGTTGCTTGTGTTATTGAATTAAGTGTAAAATCAGAAAGTGTAATACCGTTAACAAGACTCAATGAGCCACCACCTACACCAGTTCCTGTGACTGTTCCTGTGAGTATTCCGCCACCGCCACCAATGGTTGCAACTGTTACTGTTGCATCGTTGGCTGGTGTTGCTCCTCCTAACGAAGTTCCTGGTATTACTATCTCATTACCCGCTTTATAATTGGTTCCTGCAACATTGACTGCCACAGTATAACTTCCTTGTGTCCTTGTAATGTCAAATGTGCCACTTGATCCTGCGTGTGCTTGATTGGCTCCAGCAATGCCTGTGAATGTTGTTGGTAAAGCAGGTGCTGATCCACTTATACTTGCAGTGGCTACAGTACCAATTTCGTTGTCAGCATAGGTTCCACTAGCACCTACAGAGTCAATTGTTATAGTTGCATCGTTGGTAGGTGATGTGCCTCCTAAGGCCGTACCAGCTACTGTGAATGATTGTCCTGCACCATATTGACTACCAGCAGTTGCAATAGCAACAGAATATGATGATCCATCGTTGGTCACATTGAATGTTGCACCGGTTCCGTCAAAATTAGTTAGTGTCTTGCCAAGAATAATACCACCGTTGTATATGGCTGGAGCAGTTGATTCATCAGAACCTTCTACTCTTACGTCTGTAACTCCGCCTGATCCGTCTACGGAAACTACTCTAAGATAAACATCATTGACGGGTGTTGCTCCACCTAGTTTGTTACCAGTAATTACAAACGTATCTGCTGTGTTGTATCCTGTTCCGTTCTGTGAAATTTGTACTTGTAATGTTGGACTTGCACCAACATTTTTGTTTATAGAAAATACAAATCCCGATCCTGAACCTCCTGTGAAAGTCAAGTTACCAGGAGTATCATTATCAAATTGATAACTGATTAGAGAGTCTGGAGCAGTTCCAGTATATGCATTATCTGATATAACTGTCAATGCTGTGATTGTTCCGCCAGCTCCAACAGTTGATACTTCTGCTACCAAGTTGTTACCAGCTGGTGATGTTTGTCCTGACCCATCTTGTCCGCCCGAAGGTTGAACTTGTGATCCTACAATTCTTAATCTGTCCTTAACAGCATATCCTGATGTTGCGTTTGGAGAACCAAAAGTAAACGTTGTATATGCGTCATTTTCATATGATATGTCTACTGTTGTTCCACCCCATGTTCCGCTTCCGTGATTGTATGTTGTTGCAACAGCATTGTATTGAATGCTTCCGCTTAAGGCTGTACCTGTGATAGAAGCTGATGTAATTCCGCCTGAACCACTTACTGTATCTACTGTAATAGTTGCGTCATTGGCTGGTGTAACACCGCCTAAATTGTTTCCTGTAACAAGAATAACATCGCCCTTTTTGTATCCTGATCCTGCTTGATTTATAGAATCAACTGAATATACAGCACCTGTTCTACTTAAATTAAATTGTCCATTTAAACCTGCTGGAGCAGTAAGTGTTCCTGATATTCCAGTGTAAGTTTCTGTGTTTTTTGTAATCGAAGTGGTAAACTGACCGCTCATATTAATGGTTGTACCATCAATGTTGTTTACAAATATAGCATCGCCTGATCCATTGTCTGCCGCTAATCCAGGGACAATACCTGTTGTTGAACTTACTGTGAAGCTTGTATTACCGCTTGATATGTCACTTGTTAAGTTCACAGCTAATGGAGTTCCGCCTGGAGTACTTGCAACACCTGTTACCTGTGTACCAGTGTTGAAGTTGCTGTTTACTATTGGAGCACCTATCTCTGGTACATCGCCAGTGGTAGCTATTCTGTTTTCACTCTGTTGTGCCGCCAAGGACAATACCATTGTACCATTTGTTCCATTACTGAACACATCAAATTGTGGTTGTCCTACACTAGCACCAGTATAAAATGCACCCTGTCTTAACTGTGTGTAAGTTGTTGAAAGAACTTGTCCGCTGGTTGTTCCAACTTTAGACTTTGCATAAAAATTAAATGTTGTAGCTGTTGGTACAGCGTTTACAATAAATGATCCTTCTGCTCTTGCGGCACCAACCACAGCATCCTCTAATGCTTTGATCGTGATAGGTGTACCTGGTTCAAAACCGTGAGCACCAATTGTTGTTACTGTAATCAAACTAGCACCTATACCTGCTGTGCCTGTTGAAGCATCAGTGGTCACAGTAGCAACTTGTGTATCTGTGCCTGGGACTTCGTAAATACTTGGATAACCACGCATCATACCAATAGCAGACCATTTTGTAGGCTGTAATCCGTATTCAAAGTCAGCATCAAGCATGGATAATGGTTGAGCTACTCTAATTCTTTCAATAGCATCAGTACCAAAGTCGTATGGTCTAATTTTTTGTTCAGTATCATCAACAAAAATCTGAACTTCATCGTCAGCACTCATCGTGCTTGTGTTAAATTCTAAATCTAATATGCTTATAGCATCAGTAGTTTGAAGATATTTTGGAAAGTCGTCATCTTGGTTTTCGTTTGAATTAACTGAATCATATTTGATAACATATCCGCCTGAATCTCTTGGCGTTACATCATCTTTTCTTGTAATTTTTCCGCCTTTTAAGGGGTCAGTGAAGTTATAAATTACTGTTGCTTTTGTGGTATTTGTTACAATTAATAAATCACTTGTATCATAATTTCCAGAAAATCTAATATGTCCTAAGCCTTTTCTTTCAAAGACTGGCATTGCTGATAATCCTGTTGTAATGACATCTATAACTATAGCTGATAAAGTTTGTATTCTAGTACCAGCCTGTGCTTCTGAAGTGTAAGTATTGTTTACAACTTGTGCGTATGCACTCTGATAAGGTGTAGTCTGCGGCGAATTGTTAAACACATGATTAATAATCAAGTCACGACTAAATTCTTTTGCTTTGATTTCTGCCTGTCTTGTGCCGTCAATCTGTGCAACATCTTTTTCCCAATACGTTCCTGCTATTCTAGAAGTTTCTTCATTACCACCATACTGTAAATCATGTAACCAAGCATCTACATTATAGCCTGTATCTCTTCTACACTTTTCTTCGTTATATGTATAACCTTCGAATCCTGAAGCATTATCAGCCACCTGTTGTGAAATCCATGCCGCTACTTCATATTGAATAAATGTTTTGTTGTTTTCTAGCAACCATTTTGCATTAGGATATACAGCATCATTAATACCAATGCCTGGATAAAACTTGTAATTATAAATCTTTTTCTTTGCCATACTTTATGCTCCAAATGCCACTGCTAAAGCTGTTGCTGTTGAGTCGACATATCCCTTATTTGTTGCGTGTGTTCCGATAGTTGGATCCGTTTGTAATAATAAATTATTTGACACAGTTAAATCTCCGTTCATTGTTGCACCTGCAACATTAATTTGACTTGTACTACTATCTGGTGCAGTTGTCATATCTATACCATAAGCTCTAATTTGCACAGGAGTATTGTATCCAATATCAACATTATCTATATTTCCAGGCACACTGCCTAAACTGTTAATTGTAACTTTGCCATTTACAACAGATACAGATGTGCTATTTAAATAATTGACTTTAAATATACCACCTGTTACAGCCAAACTTTCAAAACTATTTGTAACCTGCGTACCAGTATCGTCACCGCCGTCATCTTCTGGTGGTACGTACTGTACAAACTGTGTACCATTAAGCAAAATTGATTGTACGTCAATAGTAGGCGCAGTAATTTTACCGTTGGTATCAACAGTGAAGTTCGGACTTTCAAATCCGTTTTGTGCTTGAAATTTATCGTTTACTACTGTTCCTGCCATTTTACTTTCCTATTATAGGCCGCTTATTGCTTTAACTACAATGGTTCCTCTCATTGAACTATGAACTGTACACTGATAAGCATAGTTACCTGAAATGTTCGAAGGAACTTTCCAATATAAAGTACCTGATACTTTACCTTGTGCTGACGATCCTGTTGAAACTGTACCGTCTAGTGCAACGTGTACTAATCCGTTGTTGTAAGCTGAACCACCACTTGTTTCAATTTGGAATGGATGATTAGATCCACTGTTAATTTTGAAAGCAATAGTTGTTCCTGAGATTGCATAAATGGTTGGATCTTCTGTGTTACCGTATTGATCCATCTTGTATCCATTGTTAGAATCTGCTGTTACAACAAGTGTTGTGATTGCTGGTAAAGCCATTTCATCAAAAGTTCTACCAGAAACGTTTGCCCAACCACTGCCTGTATAAACCATTAGTTGACCTGTCGCCGCTCCTGCTATAGCAACGTCAGTCAAACTATCTAAATTGTTTGTACCAGAATAATTAATTGTTACTGTATCACCTGTTACTGATGTAGAAATATTTGTACCACCAGCAATGGTTAATGTATCAGTTTTAGAATCAGCTTGAGCTAATCCTGAATCTGCCTGCACATTTGAAAACGCATTTTGGTTTTCTTCACCTGAGTTAGGCGAACCAGTATATGCAATTGAAAGTGTATCTCCAACGATACTTGTTGATATATTTGCACCACCTGCCACTGTTAGTGTATCAGTGGTTGAATTAGCCGTTGTAGTTCCTGTATCCGCATCAACAGTTTGGAAAATATTTTGATTTCCACCTGTGCTTATTGTAGTAAATGTAAACGTACCATTACCATCTGTCGTAAGCACTTGTCCGTTTGAACCATCTGAAATACTCAAGTCAGTAAGTACGCTCGGTACAGTAGGTCGATTGTTTAAGTTATTGTAGTTTAGATAGTATGAACCATCTTGTCCGTCAAGTGTATCTGCATCAGTTCCTGCGCCACCTGTTGTTGCATCTGTACCTGGTGCCCATTTGCCACCATCCCATTTTAGAACGTTTCCTGTTTGCGGTGGTGTACTTGTTGTGTCAACATCAGATAAAGAATTAATATTACCTACGTAAGCTACGGACTTTAAAGGATCTGTGTAATTTGGAATGGCTCCTGCACTTGCATCTAGTAATAATTTTCTCCAAGCCGCCGCGTGTGCTACATAAACTGAACCACCTTCGTGTACATGTAACATTGCTCCGTGGTATGTACTTGGGCTTATAGCATTCATTTGATTCAATGTTGAAGCATGAAATGATACCTTGTTAATTTTGTTATCGTCATTTGGAACGTCTAGTTCCATACTTGAGTTAATGATATCTTTTAGATTTGTACCATCGCCTAAAGCGTTATACAGCTCATCGGAGTTGGCATTAATCTTAGTAGCGCCTGCTCTAAGACTATCACCAGTTCCATCATCTGCGGCTGTACCTATATTAATTACTGATTTTGCCATTCCTTAAGTCCTATCAAAAGTTATTGTTGTCTTATCCATAGTGGTTCCTACACTATCAAAAGTATTTATTCCAGTACTTGGTGTTGTAGATGTCTCTGCGACTATAGCCGGAGGTGTAAGCTGATGTATTGCTTGTGCGTAAGTGGCATGAAAAATTAATTTTGCACCTACGTATCCTCTTGCTTTTGGTTCAACCTTAATGTAACAAATACTTGCATCAACAGTTACAGAGATGTCAACAAGTTCTGCATTGATACTAGATCTACCAAATATATTAGCTACTGCTCTATCTGGTCTAGCAACCACACTTAACTGCATGGTTTCTTTCTCATTAGAATCAAACTCAACTACAATTTGATAGATTGCACTGCTAAAATCACCAACATGAAACTTGTCCATTATGGAATTATAGTGTACTCCAAGCCAGTTACCTCTGAAGCTGAAGTTAGATCTATCTGGTAGTAATATTGAGTTATTTTGACCTTTAGTAAACAGTTTTGTCAGAAACTTATTCATTACACATGCTCCATATTGTATTTATCGTTTTGTACAGATATGTAGAAGTATAATATTTTAGGACAGATCCACAAGACTATGGGCAAACTGGCTTAAATTATCGTATATTTCAGTGCGTTTTTTGAGGTCTTTGTTTGCAAAAGTATTAAGTTTTTTCTCTGTCTCTACACCATAGCCTGTGCGTACAAGTATAGGTTTGGCTTTTGCTTTATAAGCCGCTTTGAGATCGGTTATTTTATCGCCAACGTACACTCCGTTGGTCCAATCTACACCTATTTCTGCACTTGCTCTTTTAAACATTCCCGTGTTAGGTTTACGATAAGGATCATCTTTGAAAGGTGTTGTGGAATAATAAAGTCCATTGATACTTTGACATCCTATTTCGCCCAACATTTGTAACATATGATTATTAACAATATCAACATCTACAGCATCAAACAAACCTTTTTGTATACCTGATTGGTTGGTTAAAATGACCACATCATATCCTTTATCACGTATCATTTTGATGGCTTCTAAACTGCCTGGAATAGGTTTGAACTGTTCCGGCTTTATGCAGTATGGAGGAACGCCCTGTTGCGTAAGTCCTATGTCTTCATTTATTGTTCCATCGCGATCTAAACCAATCACTGGTATACTCATATTATGGTCTCCATCTATCATCTGACCAACCTAATTTTTCTTTGTTAAACCATTTTAACTCTTCTAAAATTATTGGGTCTTTATCAAGCAACTGCGTCTTCCATTCTTCAACAAATGTTTTTGTCTTGTCACTTAACTTACAAATATTATTTTCTACAAAGTTAGCCGCTTCATGAGTCAGAGGATGTAATTCATGTAACAGCATGTGTTCGTGTTCGTTACGTAAAGACGGAACACTTTTTGGTCTTGTGGCTTGCCATTCTTGTGTTGTACCAAATTCTAGATAATCTAGTATTGGAGGGCAAGTTGTTTTGATATCTTCTTTATACATTTCTAAAACTGCCCTTACATCTTCTATTTCTAATTTTTCATTTTTAAAAGTAGTTGTTTGATCCATCCAGGGCTCAAAAGGGTCTCTAAAACACGTTGTAAGCACCGTACAGCCCACCTTAGCAAGAGCTTTGTGTGTACTTGCCATCAATGCACAATCCCGCATTGTAGCATGAATTAGGTCTGCCCATTGCCATTTATTCTTATAGTAAAAATTATTCAATATCATTGGATCGCCATCTACAGTAGCGTTACTAAAATTGCCTGGTGTCCACCAACCATGTCCCATATGATATCTATCTTCACGAAACATGCTGGACCACTGTAAAAGTATTATGTCATCTTTATTAAATTTATGAACTGTGTTGGCTTCCCATAGTCTTGTAAAAATATATTGATTGCCTGCTCCACTACGGCTCCAATTTTCTCCGTGATATCCTTTTTGTTTATATTCATATATGGCAACGTCTGCCCATGTAGGATAAAAATATTGAGATAGACTACATCCAAAAGCGAAAATTCTCAAGATAATCTCCTAATTAAATCTAACATCATCTTATGTGGAATAGTTTTTACCTTGTCATAATCTAATTTTGTTTGTATTTGTCTTTCAGTGTAGTGTTTTGCTTCTTGTGGAACTGAGTCATACTGTGCCATAATTTTTTCTTGATCAAACAACCCCATTCCATACATTACCAAGGTATGATTATATTCATTGAACAAAACTTTTTTTGTATAGCTAGTGAAGTCGTCAATAATTGGTAATCTGTGTTTCCACATGTTAAGATTAGCTTTCAACGTGTCAGGTAATTCAACTTCTGCAACGCTTCTCCAAAATTCTGTATCTCTTCTTGGACTTATATAGTGTAAAACTATAAAATCTCTAATATTATTCATAATAGCATCAACTTCTTTGTTATATCTATCGATGACATCCTGATTATAATGAATAATTCTATTTGCAAGTATAAAAGATTGATTAATACTTGTTCCAATACTACTTGCTTCTAATGGTTCAACAAAACTTGCACTCAGTCCTATGGCACAAACATTGTTTATCCAAGGTTTGTCTACTGCACCTGGATTGAATTTAATATGTTTTGCTACATCTACTTCGAATCCTAAATATTTTTCAGCTTCTATTTTTGCTTCATCGGCAGTGATATGGTCACTATCAAAAATATAACCGTTACCTTTTCTCCCCCAAACTGGTATCCTGAACATCCATCCGCTATTCATTGCCCTAGCCAAGGTCCACATTGGTATTTCAGTTTCTTCTCTTGTAGGAAATACTATAGCTTCCTTCATTTTTAAAAATTTACTGTAACTTTGCCACTTTGAACCTAGTTTTCCAATTAATAACCTAGCAAATCCTGTACAATCAACATAAAAATCATATTCATAAGTTTTATTTTTACTTTTCAATTGTTTTACTTGACCTTGTTCATTGATTATAACATCATCAATCTCATCATCAAATATGTTACAACCCATCATCTTTGCTTTGCCTGTTAAATAATCATTTAACTTGTTTGTATTAAAATGATATTGAGATACTCCTGTATCATTTATGCGTTCTTCCATAAATTTGTTGAATGGAGTTTGATTATTCCAGGTATACTCTCCTACAAACTCTTTTGGATCTACATTTTCACCTATTAATTTACCATACACCATAGGCATTCCTAAATGTTCTGCTACATAAGGATCATGAACGTTCTGTAAATAGTTTTTATGTCCCCAGTTTTCAAACATTATGCCTGATTTAAAACTTGCATCACACTCTCTTATCATTTCTCCTGCTGGTATACCGCAGAAATCCATGAATGCTGACCAATGTTCAGTAGATCCTTCACCTACTCCTATAGTTCCAATCTTAGAACTTCTAATCACGTCTATAGTAAAGGTAGGAAAACTTTTTTTGAGAATTAATGTTGCAACAAATCCTGCTGTGCCGCCACCTACAACTGCTATCTTCATATCAAATCCTAAATAAAAAACTGTTGGTTGAGTCTATACTCATCACCTTCAAACATTCCTTCTTTTACATAAGCACTATGCAATACGGCTTGGTTATATAATACCATTCTATTAAATTTCATAGGAACCATGCCAATCATTTCCCAATCATGTATTGTATCGCTTATATATTTTGTGACAGGCAACTTTCCTGCAACGTCATATGTGTGTTTTACGCTTGGGTCGTCATAATATTCTTTGCCACCAAAGTTATAAAAGCTAGTTCCGCCTTTTGATTCATTAGCTGTGTTTAAATAAATTGTACTTGCAAAGTTTATACCGCTGGTGTTATCCATATGAGGACATACAGGAGGTAAATTTGTTGTTTGCATAACATTTACCATGAATGTAGCTCTCATCATACTTTGTTGAATGTAGTCAATAGGATAATTTTGCATTATTTCAGGCCAATATGTCTTACATAGCTGGTCATATATCCATGACATACCGTCCATGTCATAGAATGCATTAATTCTCCAAGCAGGATTGTTTCCTCTAATTCTTTTGTTTCTTGAAGCAGGTATATCTAACGCAAGTTGTCTAACCAAGTAAGGATTTTTGTAAAAATCGTCTACAACTACTACCTTTACCTTTTGTTTTCCAAAATATTCTACAGCAACATAGTAATTAGGGTTAATTTCAAACACTTCGTCTTCATTAATTGTCTTTTTATCCATCTTTTCTTTCCTCAATCACAAAGTTTGCACTAATTGTAGCTCTTGTTTCGTTGCTTGTGTTAGGTGTAACGTAATGTTCAAGCACACTTGGAAAAAATATTATATCTCCTTCTTCTAAAGGCGGAGTTATTCTATTATTATAAGGAAAAGGTCCATCTGACAGAGTTGGTAGTCCGTTTATATGAAAAAAATCATATGTATTTCGATAAAATACAAATTTTCCACTATCTTTTGGTAAGTTCATCATGTATGCACAACTGATAGAGCTTTTGCCTGCATGATTGTGTATCTCTTGATGATAATCTTTGCTATATCTGTTTAACCAGCACTCTACATTATAAGACAGGTGTGCATCTATGCCTAAAAATACAAGATATTCATTAAGATGATGGACAGAACTTTTAATAAATGTTTGAAAAGGTAACTCATTTGCTTTAGGTAACCCAAAAGTTGTATCTACATTACAATACCAGTTTGGATGCTTTTCAAAGTGTTGATCTTCTTTCAGCACCTGTTCAAAATCTTGTTTAACTTGTCCGTGATCGGACAGTTTGGTTTTAAAAACAGGAATGCTGTAAAGATTAATTAGCATTAGTTTTTCATCACTATCATTTTGCTATATTCAGGTAGATAACAATACTCCATTTCACTGTTATAAAGTGTACGCACAGCATCATCTAACGTTTCAACTAATGGTTCACCACCTAAATTGAAACTGGTATTGAATATAATTGGTACACCGGACTGTTCATAGAACTCTTTTATAAGATCATAGTAATGCTCATTTTGTTTTCTAGTCACAGTTTGAATCCTACATGTTCCGTCAACATGGATGATTGATGGAATCTTTTCGGCAACTCCCTCTTTGCAATCCATGGCATACATCATATGCGGTGATTGTTCCATACCTTTCATATCAAACCAGTCATTAGCATGTTCTAGTAATATTGTTCCTGCAAAAGGTCTAAAATATTCTCTACGCTTTACAATGTTTACATGATCTTTACCATTTGGATCTGTTGGATCATAAAGTATGCTTCTGTTTCCTAATGCTCTAGGACCATTTTCTGATTTACCTTGCCATATAGTTACAATGTTTTTATCTCTAATAAGTTCAACTACTTTTTTCTTATCTGTATCAACTACATCAGCACCATACTTCTTTGCTACTTCATCTATTTCGTTGAGAGAATGACAGTATGGGAAACCTTCATATATGGTTTCGGCATAATCTCTTACCTTTTTATCTTTAGTTGTATTATAATAGGTAATAAGTGCGGCTCCAATGGCTGTACCTGCATCATTACTGACGGGTTCAACATACAACTTGATGCCTTCCTTGTTTAGTTTATCAAGATAGTAATAGTTTGCTACACAATTTAGTGCGTACCCGCCACTTAACACAACATTTTTATTACCACTCATTTCTACTGCTTTGAAAATTAACTTTAAAACTTCATCTTGTGATTCTTTTTGTACAGCATAAGCAAGATCTCGTCTATTTTCTAAAGTAGTCAAATCTATTTTACTGTTCATTTGTTCATTTGTGGTTTCTAGAAAATCATATCGACCTTCATTTACAAGAGCGGCATTGGGGTATGTAGGAACAATGAAGTTTTTATCTGTTGTTCTCCATCTTCCGCCGCCACCGTCTGAATAAATTGGTGGAATCTTGTCATTAGGCTTACCGTATGGCGATAATCCCATTGTTTTTCCTGCTTCAATTGGTTGAAAACCACAATACTGTGTAACTGCTTCATAAGCCTTAGTAATCCCTGCGGAATCATCTAAAACTAATTCGTGAAATCCTTCTTCTCCTTCTCGTTCACTAGGAATAAAAGGAATAACTGTAGACGGATAAGGTCCATTTCCTCCTTGATGTTTGTATAAAGTCTTAAATGCATCTGGATATGCACATGTAAAAATACTTTCACACTCCCAAGTCATAAATTCTTCGTTAAAAATACCAGTATTGATATTCATAGGAATAAATGTTCCAGCACCATCTACTACAAGTGCTGTTGCAGACTCAAAACCTGACCTGTAAAAAGCACACGCGGCATGTAATTTATGATGTACGTGACTCATATCTATCACTTGTCTGTGATTATGTTGGCCGTCTCGTGTATATGCATTATCGGACCTATCTATTAATCCAAGTTTTCTTGCTAATCCAGTATACATATCACCACCACTAAAGTCTATTCTGCTTGATTCTGCAAGTGGTTGTGTATGAGCTACTACCAAATAATCTAATTTATCTGTATAGTCTAAAAATTTAGTCATTGCGGCTAATGGTCCACCGTCATACTTTTTCCTAGTTAGTCTTTCTTCTTCGATGGCAAATACAATTTCACCGTCTTTTAAAAGGACTGCTCCACCATTATGTCCTCTGGTTATTGCTCCGATCCATTGTGTCATACTATGTTTTCCTCGATATATTTCATAATTCTCTTTTTATAATTTGCTTTTCTGAAAGCTTCGTAACATTCTACCAAAGGAGTTGGTACAAAACGCTTTGCTTTCAAGTTTTTATATCCTAAACACTGCATTACTGGTCCTGTCTTTGATTCAAATAAGCCTGCACTGTCAAATCTTACAAGTTTTACCTTTTCCTTAGTATTAAATCTAAAGTACGAAACTGTATCACCACGTTTGATATCTAACATGTTTGTGTTATCTTTAAATTTAAACGCTGGTCTAACCGGTCTGATCCAACTTGTTATATTGTATGTACCTGAAAGTCCCATACAATTAGCCTGAAAGTGATTTTGTTCATAGTAAGGTGGTAGTTGTGTCATAGTTATATCATCAGGACTATAAAATAAAAAACACGGATGATCTAATTGATGCACACCTTCTTCATTTGGGCCACCTATATAATTAATTAGAAACTGTGGATCAACATCATACTTGGACATTGCACTTTGTTTTTGATAATTAAATTCAATGTGAAAGTCGATAGGACTTTTAGCACTAAAGGTATTTTTTGTTTCATCAATGATTGCTGGACAAATACTAGCACCCAACCCAAAAAATTTCCTTGCATTCATGTCTTTATAAATGCTTTCAGGTTCAAAATACTTCAACTCTGAAACAAATTCTTGATTTTCTGCAACATTTATGACTGGCGACCAGTATACTGTAATCATTAATCGAATGTCACCTCATATAAAAAGTCACAAACAAAAGCTCTTCTTTCTTCAAGCGTTGGATATACTCCGTGAAAAACTTTTCCATCCATAATTATTACATCTCCTGCTATACATTTGTTAATATCACTTACCAATTCTCCTGTTACAGGGTTTTGTGTGATGCATTTCAGTTTACCCGCAAGTGGTTTATCGTTATGTAACTCTAATGTGTTTAAAAACAACACGCTGGTTAGTTTTCTTAGTGGTTGATGTGTATGTAATCCGCTGTATGTTCCTTCGGGATATCTAATCCACCAACATTTTTCAAAAGTAATACTGTCAAATCTAAATGGAGCAAGTGTTTGTTTCAAAAATTCTAAATATTTTTCTTCTTTGTCTATTTGATAAGGGTATTTAAAGTCTGGATTATATTTTAATATTGCACCACCATGATCATTGTGTTGTTGTACGCCTAAATCTTCATCAAATAATTTATTAAACTTATCATAATCGGCATATTTTGCTTTCTTGATCCAATAATCTGCAATTTGTCCTCTACTGGATAAAAACCAAAAATCAGTATTACCTTGATATGCGTTTTCTAATTCTTCCATTATATACCTTCTACAATGTCATAAGTAAAATCGCACACAAAAGCTCTCCGTTCGCCCAATGCAGGATAAGTTCCGTGAAAAACTTTTCCATCCATTATCACACATGCACCAGGTTCTGGGGCAAAAGTACGATAATCTATATCATAGTCTCCAGGACATAGCGTAGCTAAATGTCCAGCTAAAGGATACTTAAAAGATGATTCAGCACCTGTTAAAAATAGTACAGCAGTCATTTGTTGTCCAGGTGTATGATTATGTAAACCACTATAATCACCTTCAAGATATTTTATACCCCAACACTTTGTAAATTCTACATTAGTTATTGGTAACAGAGAATCATTAATACATGCCCTTATAAATCTAAAATAATCAAAAATACCGTCTATATCTTTTGGATATGCAAAATCTTTTTTGTAATATAGATAGCCGTTACCAACGTCTTTGTGTTTTTCTTCAAATTTTTCAAAAATTTGTTCAAACTTTTTATATGTAGGATAACGATTGCCATCTACAATCCAACTTGCTAATTCTTGTGTAGTTTTTGGACCAACGGGAGATCCTATACCCTTTAAAAAGTCTTCGGGATTCATTTACCCGTTCTTCCTAATATTTGAGCAGTTGGTTTGCTGTGTGTTACTCCATCATCATGCGTGACCCCATGCGTTGGGCAGACTTCGCCTTGTCCTTGGGGTTTGTAGTTTCCTGTATACGCCCTCGGTTTACCAAGACGTTTACGAACACTCTGTATAATTTCTTTAAAAGTTTCATCTGTTAACTCCATCACTTCGTCATTATAACGTTCTACTTCTTCTTCCATTGTAAGTCTAATAGGACTAAATTTTCTTTTTCCTTCGCCTAGGTCGATTATATCAAAATCAGGACAATCAGGATATGAAATATTTATTGGATATGTGCTACCAATAACACTAGTGCAAGTCGTACCTAATGCTTTAGCCATGTGTTGACCTAAACTATCACACCCTAGAAAATGATCAGCTATTTGTATCACACTGGACCACACTCTTACATCTGGTATTTGTGGAACTGCTACCGGAACTTTAGGATTTTCTTCTATTTGTACGGGAAACTCACTCATTAAAATTACTGCATAGTCTTCTTTAAGATCTTTACAAATTCTTATAACATCATTTAGATGAAAACTTCTTGATGTACCATCAATTACAAAGTCTCCCATGTTTTCTGCTGTCCTACCAAATGGTTGAAACACAACCACTTTATCTTTTCCTGTTACTGCTTTTACTTCTTCAACAACTTTATATCCATGTACAAGCTCATGCTTGTTCATATAAATCTTTGCATCTTGCAATTCTCTAATGCCTTCGTTGTTTATAGCAATATCAAATGCTTGTGCAAGACTACATTTTTGGTTGTAGTATTCCCATACTCTGTAAGGCTCTGGTGTTATGCAATCTCTTTCTTTTACGTAATCTCTAAAAAGATTTTTGTGCCAATTGTCATAGGCTCTTTCATGTAGCGTTGGATGTCCTTTGTAAAAGTCAGTACCTCCTTCACAAACAATGATAAAATCTTCGTCTTTTTCTAATAATTTTTCAAAGGCAGGAATACTGGCTATTACTCTTCCGGCGCCGCCATTCATAAAATATGCTTTTTTTCGTGACACGATTAACTCCTAAATATGAAAATATTTATGGTGGTTAGGTTGTTAGGATTGTTAATCCTGGCACTTGTAATTTAGGGTGATTATTTTTTACCTGCGGCCTTTTGTGCGGCAATTTTAATATCGTTTGGAAAAGCACCGTCTCTGTATGGATCATTTGGATCTGAAGATTCTTCAGGATCTCTCATGTCCTTAGGCATAATCGGAAACATTTGTACTGCTTGCCATGGTGTATAGCCTTTTGCTTCCATTTTTGCAGGAAGATCTCTTAGCTTTTGTCTGTAGTCTTTCCAAGCATCTTGCAATTCTTCTGGTGCATCTGTCATTCCAACTTTTGCATCAGTTTCGTGTAAGTGTCCGTCACGTACATCTCTTACTTGTTGCCATGTAAGATTCATATCAACACCAGTTTGCGTCCAATCTCTGACAGCAATTTTCCACTCGTTCTTTTCAAAGTCGTAGCTGATGTCATTGTCATCATAGATATCCATTGGTTCTACTTCGTCAGTGTATTCTACATCTGGATAACCTTCTGGACCTTCATATAATACTTTCCATTCTCTTGAACGTCTGTGAAGAACCATGTCTTCACGTCCTTCGTCATTTAGGATTTCACATAACAATGGATTTTCTCTACAATCAACAGTGATTCTCATTATATCAGCACCAGTAGGTCTTTCAAGATCTGCTTTTTCCCACATGCACCATCCACACTCTTTACCGTAGTTTTCTTCTTTTGGATCGTTACATACTTCAACTGTAAGGAATTCAGGACCTTTATATGTAAAAGTACCTTGACGTCCTTCTTTAAAACTGTTTACTCTCCACTCGTCCCATACTGGGTATTGAAATGTTTTTTCTATTCTTCTGCTCATTGTTATATCAACTCCTAAAAGTATTTATCATTTTACATGAAAGTTATACGTACTACTCCTGATCCGCCCTGTCCAGATCCACCTGCACAGCATTTAGCCCAGTTTCCACAATATGAACTTACTCCTGCTTGTCCACCACCTGCTGGCCAATCAATGTGACAACCACATGAACACCATGCTTCGTTTGTAACACCAACTTGAACAGCACCCATAAGTGGTGCTCTACCACTGAATGAATATGTATATGCACAGTGACAATATCCGTGTCCTGGTTCTGTTCCTGACATTCCCATCATTCCAAAATCTGCTCCAAATATACCACATATTCTACAGTTAGAACAACTATGAGAGTGTCTTGGACCCCATGCATCACCATTACACATCCAACCCGGACAACCTCCATCAGTACAGAAGTTACTTAAATTGTATCCGTTTACGTAAGAACGACATCCCATACCCGCTGTACATGTGTGTGATTTAGCACAACGCCAAGAACCACCAGCACATATAGTATACTGACAGCCAGGATTTGTCGCAATGGTTTTGGAAGCATAGTTACCTCCTGCACCACCAATTGTAAACATACAATAGTTACAGCATGATGATCCTGGACCTCCGCCACCGCCAGACCAAATTTCAAATGTTACTGTTGAAACACCATCTGGTACACACCAGTAACAACATTTTCCGTTGGCTTGTTCACAACATCCACTTTGTCTAGCACACTGATGACAACGCAAACCACGTTCGTTATAGATCCATTGCACTCCGTAGTTATGTCCTTGTCCGTGTGCAATATCACTTGAAGTGATTGTTCCGTCTGCTATGCTATCATTTGCTACTTTTTTATAACTTGCGTATGTTGCCATTTTTCTTCCCTATGCGAATGTTATTCTTACCATTCCTGATCCGCCCATGTTACCACCTGCACAGCATTTGGCCCAGTTTCCACAGTAACTTGACTGTCCTGTCTGTCCGCCACCTGCTGGCCAGTTTGTATAACATGCACAGTTACACCAAGATTCAGCATTTGCACCAGCTGACCATTTTCCTACAAATGGTGCCGCGCCTGCCTGACCCCAGTCTCCTGATTTACATTGACATCCACCGTGTCCTCCTGACACTCCTGTGGATCCCATAATTCCAAAGTCTGCTCCAAATATACCACAAATATTACAGTTTCCGCATGTTTGTGTATGCCTTGGTCCCCATGCATCTCCATTACACATCCAACCTGGGCAACCACCTGTTACACAAAAGTTTGATAAGTTATGTCCGTTAACATAAGAACGACATCCCATACCTGCTGTACATGTATGTGATTTAGAACAACGCCAGGTGCCTCCTGCACAAATTGTGTAAGCACAACCAGGACAAGTACTAACAGTTTTTACTGCATAGTTACCTCCTGATCCTCCTGCTGAGTGCATACAATAGTTACAACAAGAACTACCAGCACCTCCTCCACCACCTGACCAAATTTCAAATGTTACTTTTGATACGTTTGAAGGAACAGTCCAATAACAACATTTACCATTAGCTTGTTCACAACAATCACCTGCATCTGCACAGTGTTGGCAACGCATTCCTCTTTCGTTGTAAATCCACTTAACATTATACTTGTTTCCTGCACCCGCACCTAATTTAGCGGCCGTAATACTATTGTCCTGGAAATTTTCTGCTGTCAATGTTTTATAACTTGCGTATGTAGCCATTATCTTTCCTTATGCAAACGTTATCTTTACTATTCCTGAACCACCTTGTCCAGATCCGCCAGCACAACACTTTGCCCAGTTATTACAATAACTAGATGTACCTGGTACACCTCCACCTGCAGGCCAATTAATATGACATCCACAGGCACACCAAGCTTCGTTAGTTTGTGTTGACATGTAAGTTCCTATACCTGCACCTGACCCAGTCCAAGATGTTTGACCGTGACATCTACAAGTAGTTGTTCCAGCTTTAATTCCAGCACCACCTGAAAAACCAAAGTCAGAACCAAAAATTCCACAAATTCTACAGTTTGCACAGTTCAAGACAGCATGTCTTTGTCCCCATGCATCACCGTTACACATCCACCCTGGACATCCGCCTTCAACACAAAAGTTTGATAAGTTATATCCGTTTACGTAAGAACGGCATCCCATTCCTGCTGTACATGTGTGCGATTTTTCACATCTCCAACTTCCGCCAGCACATATAGTATACTGACATCCTGGATTTGTATCAATTGTTTTGATTGCGTAATATCCACCTTGTCCGCCAATCGCAAACGAACAGTTATTACAACAAGTGTGACCAGGGCCGCCACCTCCGCCGCCCCATATTTCAAAGGTTACTTTGTATACATTTGATGGAACACACCAATAGCAACATTTTCCATTTGCTTGTTCACAACAGTTTCCTGCTATTGAACATTGGTGACAACGCAAACCACGTTCGTTGTAGATCCATTGAGTCTTCCTACAGGCTCCCGCACCTTGAGCCAGTTTCGATCTTGTAATAGCTCCGTCCGGTATACCTTCTGAAGTAATCTTTTTATAACTACTATACGTTGCCATGCGGTTCCTTCTCCAAAAATATTATACAGTCATAATACGCCAGCCGTAACTGTCGCCTGAGTATACTAGGTCAAACGCCGCGCCTTCTGAGTTAACAGTCATATCCGCCGCATCACCTTGAATCAATTTTCCGTTTCTACCAATTGTTAGTGCATTACTGTCAAAAGTTTTTCTAACGTCGAAAAATCTAATAACATCACCTGTTGCCGGACTACCCGGTAATGTGATTGTATATGCTCCACCATTTGTATCAACAAATAATTGTTCACCTGAGTGTGCTGAATACGTTGTAGTGACTGTCTTAGCATTTAGAACGCCAACCGGTAACCAAGCTACTCCGTTGTATAATTCTAACACATTAATTTCTGTGTTGAATCTAAGAGAGCCTGCTCCTGCGTTTGCAGTTCTTTGTGCTGTGTTCCCAAAAGGTATAGTTAAACCTGGTGAACCTAATGAAATTCTTCTTCCCAT